AGCAAGTTGACGTCGCTTTCGTTGGCCTGGTCCAGGTGGGGCAGTGCGATCTTGGACAGAGCGTCAGCTACGCGCGCCGACAGGCCGTGCTCGCCCGCAATAGCGCGCACCACCGCGCCGACGGTGGTGTCGTGCCAACTGCGTTCGCGTCGGCTGCGCATGTCCTTCGTCAAGTTGGCGCTGCGCGCCCGGATCGTGATCGTGTCCGGCGAGCCGCTGTACTCGACCTCGTCCACCTCGAAGGTGCCCTTGTCGACCAAGCCGGACTCCTGCCAGCCGATCGCCACCGCCAGGGTGACGCCGCGCCGCGGCAGGGCCATTTTGCCGTCGTGGTCATGCACGCGAATGTCGAGTTGGTCCGCCTCGCCGCCGCGGTCTTCGGTGAGCGTCAGCTCGATCAAGCGCGGCGCCACGCGCGCCGTCAGGTCCGCGCCGTCCATGGTTACGCGCCACGCAGGGACGGCGGTCACGGCGCTGCCCCGGGCGCTGCTGGAGTGTCGTCCTCGCGACGGAACGAAATACCGAAATCCACGCGTCGCGGCGTGCCGTCAGGCCAGTGGAGGGTGCCGGTCTCCTTCAGGGCGGTGATCACGTAGTTGCCGTAAACCGCGCCGGCGCCATCGACCAGCGGCAGCGCCTGACCGGCCTTGGCGAGGTCGCGCAGCGTGTCGAGCGAGTCGCGCGAGCCGGTCAGCTCGGTGGCCAGCAGGCCGGACAGCTCGATGGTGTCCTCGCCTTCGCCCAGGTACTGCAGCGCGGCGCGCGCGCCCACGCGCTCGGTCGCCCCGAAGCGCCAGCTCTGTGAGCGCTGCAGCTCCTGGAAGGCGAGCGTGGTGAGGGAGAACACGAACGTGCCATAGCTCATCATCATGGGGCGGATCCTCAGTCGTCACGCAGGCTGGAGCGGCCGCGGGCGGCCTTCTCCCGAGCGATGGTTTCCAGCTCGCGCCGCACCGCTGTCGCGATCTGCGCGGCGTCCATGCCGGGCGCGGCGTGGATGTTGATCTCGTAGCGGTCACCGGCGGCGGGCGCGGCCGCGCCGCGGCCGGGGGCGGTGAGCGGCGCAGGAGTGTCAAACGCCGCAACAAGCCCCGTAGCGACCGCCAGCGCCGCGCCCGCGCCCACCGCGGCCATCCGCGCACCGACGGCCGCCACGGCGGCTACGGGCGCGCCCTGCGCCGCCTGCACGCCTTCGGTGAGGCCCTGCATGGTGTAGCCGCCAAGCTGCGCGAACACGCGCGAGGGGCTGTGGATGCCGAGCAGCGACTTGAACTGCCCGATCACAACGCTGCCGACGCCCGCGATCGCCGCGCCGGCGGCGCCAATGCGCGAGCGGATACCGTTGACCAGGCCGTCAATCATCGCCACGCCCGCCTGCAGCAGCCGCGCGGGCCACCCGGCGAGCATGGTATTGACGCCGCTCCACAGCTGCCCCAGGCCCTCGCGGATGCGCCCACCGTTAAGGGTGAACACCCCCACGATCAACGACCAGATGCCTTGCACGTACTGCCACACGCCGCCCAGCACCGCCTTGATGGTCGGCAGCACGGTCACGAAGGCATTGACCAGCCAGCCCAGGGCCGCCACCGCCAGGCGCAGCTGCGTGACCAGCACCGCCCCGAGTACCTGGCCGAAGCCGCGGCCGGCTTGAGTTGCACCGTGCAACTGCTCGCTGGTGGCCTCGAACGGGGCAAACAGCTGCTTGACCCACGCCCATGCGCGCCCCATCGCTCCAGCGATCATGTCCCACACCGGCGCCAGCGGCGCCAGCGCGGCGCGCAGCTCGGCCAACACCGGGCCGAACGCATCTTGCAGGCCCTGCCACACGCCAACCATGAAGGCCTTGATCGGCCCCCAATACTTCCAGACCAGGGTGGCGACCACCGCGACGGCGGCGCCGATGGCCAGCAGCGGCAGGCTGATGCCACCCAGCAGCGGCAGCAGAGCGCGGCCGACGTTGAGCAGCATCGGCAACGCCCGCCCGCCCAGGCCCATCAGCTGGCCGATCAATGCGCCCAGCCCCTGACCGCCGCTGAGGATCCCGACCGCCCGGTGGATCTGCGAAAACGCCATGGCGGCGGTGCCGCCGGCAATGAGCACACCACCCAGCACCGTCAGCAGCGCGGTGCCGCCCACCACCAGCTTGGCCAGCGTGGCGACCAGCTGCGGGTTGGCGCGGATCCACTCGGTCACCTGCACCACGACGCCAGCAACACGCCGAGCCAATGCATTGAAGTCCGGCAGCAGAGTGGCGCCGATCGACTGCGACAGCACCACGGCGGTGTTCTTGGCCAGCTGCAGCGAGTTGGCAGAGGTGGCCACGCGTGAGGCGTACTCGGCCGCCATCGATCCGCCGTAGATCTGCTCGTCGCTAACCTTGCGGAAGTTCTCGCGCAGCAGTTCCAAGTTGGTCAGCAGCGGCGCAATGGCGCCGATCGACTCGCGGCCGAACAGCTGCGTCATTGTGGCCGCCTGCGAGGCCTTCGGCAGCGCCTGCAGGCTTTCGAGCACCTTGATGATCGCGCCGTTGGCATCGCGCTGCATGAGCTTGGCCATCTTGCCGGCGTCGATGCCCAGCTCTTTGAACGCCTGGCGCTGTTTCTTCGTGGCCGCATCGCCCGAAGCCAGCGTCAGCAGCATGTTCTTGATGCCGGTAGCCGAGACCTCCGATTCGATACCCATGCCGGCCACGGTGGCGCCCAGTGCGGCCAGCGGCCCGGAGCCCAGGCCCGCGACCTCGCCGAGCGCACCGATCCGGTTGACCACGTCGCTGATCTTGTTGACGTTGGCCGGGCCGGTGTTGCCCAGGTAGTTGATCTTGTCGGCCAGGGTCACGACCTGGTCTTGAGTCATGCGGAAGGCGGTGCGCCAGGTGGCCATCGTCTGGCCCGACTCTTCGGCGGTGCTGTCGAAGGCCACGCCCATCTTGGCCGCGTCCTCGGCAAAGCGCACCAGCTCGCCGCGCGCCACGCCCGCCTGGCCGGCGGCGGCCACGATCTGTGCGATCTCGGTGGGCAGCATCGGCAGGTGCATCGACAGGTTCTCGATGTCCACGCCCATCTGCTTAAACTGCTGCGGAGTGTCGAAGTTGACCACCTTGCGCACGTCGGCCATCGCCGACTCGAACTCCATGGCTTGGCCGACTGGCAGCGCCTCGGCGCGCAAGGCGCGCTGGCCAACGAACAGCGCACCGGCACCATGGGCGGCGGCGGACATGCCGGCGCTGCGCATCTTGCCGGCGCTGCGCTGGGCAGCATCGAGCTTGGCCAGGCGCGCCTGGCTGGCGGCCATGGCCGCGGTGGTGGCGGTGATCTCCGTACGCAGCCGGCGCTCATGCGCCACCAGGTCGCGCGTGCCGATGCCGGCCGCCTCGAGCTTGCTCCGCACGCGCTGCAGTCCGGCCTCCTGCTGGCTGTGGGCGACCTTTAGCTCTCGCGCCACGCGCACCGCCCGCTCGAAGTCGGCGGTGAGCTTCTGGCTAGGTGCGTCGGTGGCCTTGATCTGCTGGGCTAGGGTGCGCACCGCATGGCGCTGTGCATCGAGCGTCACGCGCGACTGGCGAGCCACCGCGACCTGCTCGCGGTAGGCGCCAATATCGCGCTGCTGGGCATTGAGTTGGCGTAGCGCATCGCGTTGCTGGCGCAGGGCGCCGGCGACGCCCTTGCTGCCGCTCATGATCTTCTTGAAGGGACCGGTGACCCGATCGACAGCCGACAGGATGACCTGCAGGCGCAGATTGTCTGAGGCCGCCATCAGGCGACCTCATTGGTCAGTCGGGATCTTTTGCCTTGAACACGCCGGCTGCACCCGAAAGCGCAAAGCCCAGTGCCGCAGCGCCGATGACCACGACGAACAAAATGCCAAGCGCAATGAGGATGGCCAGGAGGCTCATGGGCTGACTGTAGCATCACTCGGCTCCGCTACGCAGGCGGGCGCGCTCGCGCCACGCCGCCAGTTCAACGATCGACCACTCGTCCATGACGTTCGGTGGCCAGTGGAAGATGACCGCGATATCGGCCATCGCGTCGTCTACGCAGTCGGGGAGGCGATCGCCCGCTCCGACTTCGGCAGCAAAAAATTGACCAGCTCGCCTCCCAGCGCGAGCAGATCGGCCGGCTCCAGCTTGGCGATATCTGGTGCGCTGAGCGTGGGCTGCGTCACACGCGGCAACACCAACTGCAACGAGACCACGTCCATCTGCAGCAGGTCCGTCAGCTTGGTGCCGCGCAGCTCACCGGCACCGGGCTTGCGGATCTGCACGCTGTCGATGACCTGTTCGCCGCGCGTGATCGGCTCTTCAAGGGTGACGGGGTTGGAAAACAAAGGGGTCTTGGCGGACATGCGGTTTCTCGCGCTGAAGAAGTGGCCCGGCGTGCGCCGGGCAGTGGTGGTAGGTGGGGCGATACGGATCAGGCGCCGATGGCGATACGGTGGGCGGCCAGGCGATCGACGCCGTTTACGATTTCCTTCATGCCGACCAGGTCGATCTCGATCTCAACCACGCCGTTGACGGTGAGCTTGTAGTAGCTGAGCGAAGACTTGACGCCGAACTCGGTGTCATCGCCGGCCTTGGCGGTGCCCATGTCGATTTCCTTGTGGCGGCCGCGCACGACCAGTTCCACGGCATCGACCGCGCCGGTGTCCTCCTGCTGGTAGCTGCCAGCGAAGCGCAGCATCACGCCGTTGTGCGTGGTCACGCCGAACGTGCGCAGGATGTCGCGCATCAAGCCGCCGTACTTGGCCTCCAGCTCCAGCTTCTCCATGCCGAAGTCCAGATCGATCGGGCCGTTCATGCCGCCGGCGCGGTATTCCTCCATCTTGCGCGACAGCACGGGCAGCTTCAGCTCGATGCACTGGCCCAGCCAGCTGATACCGTCGCCGAACACATTGAAGAACTTGAGCTTCTTGGGCAGAGCCATTGCTTTCTCCGGGGATTAGGGAGGGGAGGGCGCGCGGGTAAGCGCGCCGCGACCGTCAGGCGGTGATGCGGTCGGCGAAGTTGTCCAGGTAGGCGCTGGTGATCTTCTGGTTGAGCTGCAAGTTTTCCAGCGGCGGCACGGGCGTGTAGTCGTAGTTGATCTGCAGCTCGCCCAGCGACAGCGTCTGGGAGCTGTTCTGGGTGGCGTCGTAGTACGCCTCGGCGTCGATGATGTAGCCGGCCGCCTTGAGGTCACGGAACTTGCCGTTGATGGTCTCTAGCAGATCCTTCACCAGCGACGGGTGCATAGGCTTGTCGACGTAGAAGGCCACGCCTTCGGCGATGGTGTCGGCCAGGATCTGCGCGGTGCGGGTGGCGGTCTCGAACTCGAACGCTTGATCCTCAGCGCAGGTACGCGAGCCCCAGAAGCGGTAGCCGTTGAAGTTGACCAGGGTGGTGATGTCGCCCTCGTTGAGGACGCCGGCGTCGGTGCCCGGGTCCTGCAAATCCCAATGCACGTCGCGGGAGATGCCCGTCACGCCGGACACCGCCACGTTGGACAAGCTCTTGTGCCAGCCCTGCTGCTGGTCGATCTGCGCCCGCAGGCCCATGGCGCAGGCGGTGGCGTAGATCGGTGCGCTGGCGCTGGCCACGGTGTCCCAGGCGACGAAGTCCGGCCAGATCAGCATGATCTCGCGGTCGGAGAACTGGCCGCGGTAGGTGATGACCTCGGCAGGGGTATCGCCCACGGCGCGGGCGTAGGCCATGGCGCGCAGCTTCTTGGCTACCACGCCCAGCGCCACGGTAACTGCCTGCGTGTCCAGGCCAGGGGCACCGATGATGCGCGGACGCACGCCCAGCTGGGCCTGGGCGGCGAGCAGCGCCTGCATGCCGGTGTAGCCGCCTGCCAGCGCGTTGCCGATGACATTGCTGGTGGTGGTCGCGTCGTCGGTGCCCTTGGCCACGCGCACGACCACGGCCACCGGGTTGGACTGGTTGGCGATGCCCTGCAAGGCCGTGCGGAGCGTGCCTTCCACGCCGGCCTTGGCGATGGCCCCGAGCACATCGGTGATCAGCACCGGCTTGTTGACCGGGAACAGGGTGTCGTCGGCATCCTCGGCGGTAGCGATCAGGCCAATGACGGCGGTGGCGACGGTGCGGATGACGCGGGTGCCGGCGCTGACTTCTACGACGCGCACGCCGTGGTGGTAGGTGGTGGTGGACATTCGGGTTCCTCGGTCAGGAAGTGCGGAAGCGGAGCGGGATGGTCAGGCGGGTGTGCGCGTTGGCCGGCGCAACGTCGGTGCGCTGGCCTTCGATGGTCAGCACGAAGGAGCCTGGCGCCTCACCCAGCGCCAGGCCGACACGCTTCAGCGCCAGGCGCGGTTCCCAGCGCTGCAGGGCGGTAGCGGTAGCGCCGTACAGGCGGACTCGGGTGGCATCGTTGAAGGGCTGGTCAATCAGCTCGGGCAGCAGAGAGCCGAAGTCACGGCGCTGCACACGCGTCCCCAGCGGCGTAGTGAGGATCTGCGCAATCGACTGCGCCAGGTGCGCATCGCCCTCGATCCAGCGGCCACTGGCGGCATCGATCCCCCTCACGCCGGCACGCTCGACACACCAGAGCCGGGCGTGACCCCAGTGGTTTTGTGGTTCTTCAGGCTGATGCCGCCACCGAGCACGTCGGTGTCGGCGGTAGCGGTGCCCGTGACGTGCGCGTCGGCGTTGACGGTGGTCTTGCCGTTGATCGTCGTCTCGCCGTTCACGGTCAGTGGGCCGTGGATCGTGACGCCGCCATCAGCCGTGACCTCGGCCCTGCCACCGGCGGGCAGGGTGGCGAGCAGCTGGTGCGTGGCGCTGTCGTACCGAACCTGCGCGCCGTCGCCGAACTGCACCAGCGTGACGTCGGCGCTGCTGCTCGGCGCGGAGAAGGCGTCGGAGTAGAGGCCGCGCAACACGACGCCGCCCATGGTCTCACCGCTTTCCGACAACACCAGCACTTGCTCGCCGACGGTCGGCGCCGCCCACACGATCAGCGCCCCAGCCGCGGGCACCAGCCAGGGCAAGAACCCCGAAAGCAACTCCCCGGATTGCACCCGACAGACCCCGCGCAGCAGATCCACCTCGGCGACAGTGCCGAGGCGGATCAGGTTGGACAGGTTGCGGGCGAGATCGGGCGAGGCCATGTGTCCATGGTGTTCGCGCGCGTGCGAGAACGCGCCCAGGCCGAAATGTAGGGCGCCGCGCTACTCGACCGCGCTACACCCAGCCATGGGCGTAGACGGCCGCGCCGAATGTGGATGCGGTAACGATGCCTGCGCTGTCGCGGAGATAGACCGTGATCCAGACACCTTCATTAATCAGATCCACGCTCGCCGCACGCACGGTGGCTGTCACGGTTGCGGATTGAGACGCAGCGCAGCTGGCGTAGGAACTCGCGGTGCTGGCAAAGGTCGCGCGGTTCATACCAGAGCCCTCGATCTGCACGTTGTACTCCGACGCCGAGCGCCCGGCCGGCAACCAGCTGCCAGACATGGGGCTGCCCGTGTCAGCACCGATGGACCACGTGCCATTGTTGAGAATGCCGATGGTGACGGACGCCGAAATATTGCCTTGCTGGTTGGTCAGCGCCTCTCGGCTGGTGGAGTAGCTGTTGCCGTTGAAGCCAAGCGCGTACTGCGCACTTCCCTTGCGCGCCCAACGGTTGCTCAAGTCCGAGCCAGAGGCGTCGCGATATCCGACGTCCGCCGCCTTGGCGCCATAGGCCAACGGCGCGTAGCGCTGGTTCAGGTCGTTGCCGTCGCCTGAGCGATAGCCACAAGCCAAGCCCTTGTCGCCCTGCACGTACAGGTCGAACACGTCATCAAAGTCCGAGCCAGCGCCATTGCGGTATCCACTGGCCATGACTAGTTGCCTGCGGCTCCGACATCAGGCTGCGAGATCCCGGCCAGGGCCACGGCGCGTTCGTTGTGCAGCTTGTCGTAGACCGCCTTTAGGTAGACGACGACGCCCGCAGCACTGACCTCCGACAGGTCCGCCCCGGTCACGGGATCGGTGAGCCCGGCGCCGAACAGACGGGTCGCGATCGAATCAGAGGTGGTGGCCAGCGCCTCTCGGCCGTCAAGCATCTTGCTGACCGCCCCTTCCAGTAGCAGGAACTCCATGCCCTGGAAAACCACGTTGGCGCTGCCGGTGAACGGGTCATAGAAGAAATGTGACTCGACGGCGATGCGCTCAACATCGACGCCGGGGGCAAGGTTGCGGATGCGCGAGTTGTTTTCCATGGACTCTCTCTCAAGGTTGGCAAAGCGAGCGCAGCTCTGACACCTGGGCTTGCAGATCCCGGGTGCGCGTAGACAGCTGCTGAATGGCACGCACGAAGACAGGCAGTAGCTGATCGATCTTGATGGAGGGCGCTTTCTCCTCCCCGATCGTCACGCCTTCTGCGTCGACCGCCTCGGGCATCAGGGCCAGCAGCTGCTCGGCGATCAGGAACAGGCGGTCGCGGCCATCCTCGTTGTATGCGGGCTTGTATCGACCGATGACCGTATCAAGCTGGTCCAGTTCTTCAAGCCCGTACGGCATTGGACCGTGAACGTCTTTCAGCGTCAGCGAAGAGCCGAAGTCGAAGCCGCCGGCGGCGCGACAGGCGCCGGCGATGTCTACCGCGCCGCTGGTACCCAGTGCCATTTGCCCGGCCGAGTTACCCACGCCGTTAGGGCGGAAAAGGATTGTGCACGAACCGCTGATGCAGGACGCGACCCAATATCCATTCGTCGTCAGGTAATTAGTGTTGGCGCGCACGTCGTTCTGCGAAACGATAGTTCCAGCGGTCAGGACGCCGCCGGTATCAACCGAAAACAACTTGCTGGCGCCGCGCCAATAGGCGATGCCGACTGCGTGCCCGATGCTAAAATCGCTGTTGCTGCTGTGATCGGTGGCGCTCGGCCAGTGGCGCATGAACGTCGTTCCCGACCATGATCCAACGATCGCATCCTCCTGCCCCTCGTCTCTGCCGGACGCGCAAAATGCGACGAGCGGGTACGGTCCGGTGACGCGGACGTTAGCGCCAACGGTCTTGACGTAACTATTGACCGTCAGACCACCACTCCCCAACGCGGCGCCGGCCGCCGCAAGGCTTCCGCCAAAGCTGGCCGAACCGGCAAAACCAGCGAAACCATCGGAGCGGCGGAAGTAAAGGACGGTGCTGCGATAACTGCCATCGTCGTTGCAGGTGTTGAGATTCCACTGCGTGTCACTAAAATCGTTGTAATAGCGCTGCTGCCCGCTACTAGCGTTTACCCAGCCGATATACGACGCAATTCCCAGGCGTCCCGTCATCGTGTCACCCGACTTGGCGACATACTCGCTGTGGGTGTGTGTGGTCGGCGGGTAGGTCGCTGGCTTGCCTGTCACCTGCGACCAATCATGGGTGTGGACGGCGGGAGGGAACGTGGCCGGCTTGGTCTGCACCTGGTCCCATGTCGGCCACGCGGTGGCAGTAGCCGGGACACCCTGCAGGTTGGAAAACTCGCGATACCAGGCTCCGTGCTGGCCATCCAACAGATCTGCATCAAGGCCCTTGTCGGGGCCTTCGTCCTTCAGTGCAGCACTTTTGATCTCAAGGGAGGTGCGCAGCATCGCAGCGCTAGACAAGCCCAAGAGGCCCTTCACGAATGCGGAGGGCGCGCCGGAACCGAGGCGCGTGTCCAAGACCTTCTGTAACAAATAGGCAGTGACCGCCCTGATCTTGTCGGTACCGGTGGTCGCCTCCTCCTCGGTGGCCAACTCCACGATGCCCGGTACCTCGGTCGTGGCAGCCGGATCAGTAAAGTTCGTCGCGCCGAAGCTCAGCTGTTGCACGTCGATGTCCACGAACACCGCGTCCATGGCCAGGAGCATCATCGCCGCTGCGGCCTTGCCCAGCAGCAGCTCTGGCTGGCTGTAGTTGGCGAAGAGCGTGCCGTCGGCCAGGTAGAGACCGAAGCCGTAGCAGTCATAGACCGCCGTCGATTCGTCGCGGATCGACACGTGGATGGTATCTGCGGCAGTGATGCTGCCGCCTACCGTCGCAATCCGCTTGACCTCGTTGGGAAGTGCGGTAAGCGCGGCGGACATAACAAAGGGCGCACTGGCGATGCCCACCTGGGCCACCTGCACGGCATTGGCACCGGTGTGGCCGGCATTGACCAGGGCGGCGCGGCCAGCGGTGGTGACTTGGAGCTTCAGTCCGGGCATGGGTGGGGGGTCCAGTTATTCGGCTTCCATCAGCAGCCGGCGGTAGACGGCCGGGCGCGCCACGGCGAACACGCCGATGCGCGCTTCTGCTTGGAAACCTTGGGTGAAGGTGAAGTGGGAGCGGACGGGCTTGGTGCGCTCGACCTCGGCGATGACCTGTTCGACGAAGCGAGCACTGGCGGTCTGGCCATCAGCGCCGGTGAGGGTGAGCGACAGGTCGAAGGTGTGCGGCAACCCGCGCGGCTGGGTCTGCCACCACTCGCGGATCGCCACCGCCCCACCGAAAGACTGCACGACTAGGCGCACGCTGTTGGCGGTGCCCTTGCGGCGCTGGATGGCAATGGCGCTGCGCACGCGCTGCCGCTTGACCGCCTCGCCCCAATCCGGTTGCCAGTCGTCCAGGGACAACGTCCAAGCCATCCAAGGCAGCTGATCGACGGGGCACGCGGCGGCGTCCCACAGGCTCGGCAGCGGCGTCGGAATGGCCTCCAACCGCTGCGTGAGCGCGGCCAAGGCCAGCTCAAGCGCGGTGGAGTTCGGCGGCAGGCCGTTACTCATCGACACCGGCATGCTCGACTTGGATCAGCGTGCAGAACGGGGCCTGCGTGCGGTGTATCACCACGTCGCTGGTCGGTGAATCCAGCTCCACACGCTGCACGCCGTCTGCAAATAGCATCGCCTTGATGGCCGACTCGGGAATGTCCCGGCCGAGACGATGCGACTCTGCCAGGTAGGTTTCCAGACGGCGGCTGGCCTCGGCCATCACCACGGCCGAATCCGGGCCGGCGAAGGTGTACACCTTCGCCCGGATCTCAAAAGGGACGATCTCCGCCGCTTGCACGCTCACCGCGTCGGTAAGCGGGCGGACATCGTCGTCGGATAGGGTGGCGCGTACGGCGTCCAGCACTTCGGGCGACGCGGTGCCGTCACCTTCGCGCGAGAGCACGGATACGATTACGTCGCCCGGCCACGCCGCCTGGCTCAGTGCGATGCACATGGCTTCCACAAGTGAAGGTGCGGCGGCATGCGAAGACAGCACACTGAGGACCAAGGCAACGATGTCCGCTGGCTCGGGACTGTAGGCACTCGCATCAAGCACGCGCGGATCAGCGCTCAGGGCGTGAAAGATGTAGGCGCCTTCGGGTCCGGCGACGCTGAATCCCTCGGGCGCTAGTTGGATCCTTCGACGCAGGTCCGTATCCGGCTCGAACGTAGGCGGCAGGCCCTCGCTAGGCCTCCCCGCGTCGAGGGTGAGCCGGGTGACACCGAACAGAGCGCCGAGATGGTCCAGGTTTGTGCCGGTGGCATAGGCGAGCATGCACTGGCGTGCTTTGTCATTGACAGTCTGGCGCAGCACCAGCTCGCGTGCGCAGAACAACTGCACCAATTTGTAGATCGGGTCCGACTCGACCAGCGCCGTAAGCTCAGGCACCAGCTGCACCAGCTGCACTATGGCTTGGGCAAAGATGGCCTCGAAGTCCAATTCATCGATGAGGTCCGGCGCCTGCAGCTTGGACAGGTCAACCGCGGTGTAGGAGGCCATCCGCCGCTCTGCATCTGGAGAGTGCCTAGCCTCGGATTTCCATCCGCATCACGGTAGTCTCCGGCGGTGTTGCTTGATGCGGCACAAAAAAGGGCGCCTACAAAAGGCGCCCTCAACAGCGATGACCTACTAGCGTCTCCTTCGGAATTGATCTGCAAGCCAGAAGGCCAGAAACGGTAGACTGAGCAGTCCCCATAGCAGGCCCCCCACGACCACCCATGCCAGGTAACCCCAACTTTGGGGGCCGTGCAGCGCGGCGATTCCTATGGCCACGGATAGCGGGCAAGAGGCGGCGAGCTTCCCGCTAGTCTTCCAATCGAAGAAGCCCATCGTCTCTTCCTCCTGTAACTAGCCAGCATATTTGCAGTGGAGAGTCACGCTGTTTGTGGCCCATTCGGTCCAGCAAATGATGGTGCGGTTCGTCGCCGAGGGAACGCCCGTCACTGGCACTCCCAAGCCCGCAATCTGTTGCGCAAAGCGCTCCATATTCGCGGTAGTGGAGGTGTTGAAATGATACTCAATGGTGACGTTCGGATTGTTGCCGGGGACGATCGTTTCGCGCGTTTGCGGGATTATGTTTCCGGCCTGGTCAACGTAGCTGCCCTGCACGGGCTGCCACTTGCCGGTAATGTTATTCCATTCGTACTGAGCGCGTCCGCCGTCAGAGTATTTAACCTTGATGGTCGCCTCGGATTGCAGCTTGCCGAAGACGCGGGCCGAGTAGACGATAGCAGCGATTCTCGACGACAACAGCTGGTTTTCAATGGCTTGACTAACCCCGAACTGGTTATTGACCAGCTGAATGTCATCGAAGGGTGTCGCAGGCATTCCTGGGGAATTGGGAATGACGACGTCTCCAACTTGAGCCGTCAGTCGCAGTGCTTCGTTCATGGCTGCGATGGCACCCTCAATTTCGAGTGTCGTCACATAGACCCGAACTTGGCACTGAATATTTCCTGACGATCCAGGTTGGCTACACATCGCAATGTCTCCGCCGTCGAAGTCGCGGAGAACCTCGTACTTCTTCGCGATATCACCCGTTGGATTGAAGACGTAATACTTGGTGACCACTCCGATCGGCAGAGTCTGGCCGAAGAGCCTGGCCTTCTGACTCATCTGTTGGGTGGTGCAGTTGTCGCAGACTTCTGAGGGAAGGAACGTCTGCGCGTTAGCGCTAACAGAAAAGAGCCCGACAATGAGCAGGATTGCGGTCACGCTGATGTCCCGAATGTAACTTTGCACCTACATACACTCCTTGATGTGGTTTTACGCTAGGTCGTCCTTGCGCTCACGGAGCGTAACAGGGATGAACGCTCCGTTCATACTCAAATTGAATCTGTGAGGTGAGCCATAAGAAGTCGGCGCACCTCGTCACGATTTGCGGGAGAGAAGCCAAGCAGCAAGCGCGGCTCATAGCGGACGCGCGGTCCGCCTGGGCGAACGGCATCAATCAAGCCTTCCTGGTGCACACGCGCAATGCGGCCCACTCGCCCGGTGAAGCCTACCGATACGGCGTTGTCGGTGGGCATGATCTTGAAGTACTTGGCCTGCCGCAGCTTGACGAACATCTTCAGCCGCTTGATGCGGCCAGTCTTGGTGCGCAGTTGCTGCTTGCGCGGCGCGTAGGGCGTCCCGTCCGGGTTCTGCTGACGCACGATGCGCTGGGTTTGCGAGCGGCGCAGGGCCGTACCGATGGTGCGCGCCAAGCGCCGACGCTCGTCCGGGTCCAGCCGGCGCAGCAGTGGCGCTGCCCAAGTCTCCAGTGCTGCGAGCTCATCCAATGGCAGGCATCCCGTCAATCCCGATGCGCGGCTCCGGCGGATTGGCGAACTGCAGCGCGCCTTGGGCGTCGCGCGTGACGATCACCCGCTCGGTGACCGGCAGTTTGATCGACACGTCGGACTTGTCGTTGGCGACTACGTCCACTTCGAAGCGGATCTCATCGCGTCGGGCTGGGTTGGCCATCAGCTCCGGTTGCTCGGCGCGGATCCACTCAGCGAGGTGGAAGAACAGCCGATCGGGATCCTCGGCCATGTCGGTGACGATGAGGTTCAGCGTGTAGCTGTACTGAAACGATGCGCCCGGCGCGAAGGTGGACACCACCGAGCCGGCGTCCACGAACACCAGCAGACGATCGGCGTCGCGCGCCAGGTCGGGCATAGCTGCGACCAGGTGCGCGCGCAACGCGGCCGGCTTCCTCACCGCGCGACCTCGGCGGGCGGCGCGTGCGCGTCCACCCATGCCTGTAGCCCGATCAGCTGCTCGGCGGTTTCATGGCAGCTGCTGTAGTTGCCGGCGACGGTGTCGGCGACGGTAGAGAGCGCAAGGCCGGGGGCGGGCGCATCAGGATCTCCGGCGGTCGGCTCGGGAACGTGGCCTTGGGCGGCTGCGTCGTGCAGCCGCACAAAGCCGACAGGGACAGGGCAAGCAGCGTCAGCCTTCGCAGTGACATAGACGGGAACCTCTTTGGTGATGGTGGCGCCGACTTCGCGCACGACCTGCACGCGATCGACGTACTGCGTCACCACTTTGGTGGTGATCTTCTCGCTGCTGGCCGAGGCCAAGGCCTGGTCGCGCTCGGCACGGGCGTGGGCGGCGTCGGATTGGGCGATGGTGACGCGGTGCTGCTGCCACACGGCGCCGTAGCCGATGGCCGCCAATAGCGCCAGGACGATGATCAGGGCGATCAAACGTGGGGAGAGCATCAGCGTACCCCCAGCACTTCGAGGGCCAGCTTGGTGCGCGCCACGCGGTCTGCTTGACCATTGGGCAGGCGCGTCGTCTTGAGCGTGCCGAGGTTGATCTTGCGACCGATGCCGAGAACGTCGCCAGTGTCGGCGAGCTGGTTGCAACCCTTGTCCTGCCAGAACGCAGCGGCTGCCAGGGCGCCGGCCTCCAGCTCGATCAGCAGGCCGGGTTGTTCCTCCAGCGGCAGGCCGATGAGCTTGCCCATCGTGCGGTAGTTGCCGCGGCCGGTGTGCTGCATCGGGCCGCGACCGCGGAACAGGTAGCCGTCGCCGCTGCCCTCGTTGCCGTTGCCGTTCTGGCCGGCGTAGACGTAATTGGCCAGCGCCTGGGGGTTGTGGACGAAGCGCGGTGCCTGCGCCGGCGTGACCTCGTACCCGAACACCTGCAGCAGCCGCTCGCGGCTGTAGCTCAGGCCTTCCTCCACGCGTGCCAGGCTCAAGCTTTCGTGGCCAACTTGGGCGAGCCAATGCGCGGCGCGGCGGCGCGTGCTGATGCCGAAGCGATTGGCGGCGGCGAGCAGATGCGGGTGCCAGCGCGCCGCGCGCACCGGCGGGCAGCTCATCAGGCGGGCGAGTTCTTCGGGGCTGAACAGCATCAGGTGAACCTCATCAGGCGGGCGACGTTGCCGCCGGCGCGGTACGTCAGAACGGCGAGGACGATCAGCACGCCCAGATTCCAGGCGGTGACCTGGGCAGCAGCGCCGGCGAGCAGGATGTGCAGTGCCTGGCCGCCGGTGCTGGCGATCAGCAGCCACGCGCACCAGCTGGCACTGCGGCGGTGCCGCGCGTCGGGCGGGCGGTGGTAGGTGAGCAGGCGCACGCAGATGGCGATGGAGGCCAGCAGCGTCAGGATGGTGACCAGGCTATGCACTGGGCGGGCCTCCGCGGCGGATGAGCGAGGACAGGTCGATGGCCTTGGCGCGCTCGATCAGGGCCAAGGTCAGGGTGATGGCGCACGCCGCGCACAGGAACGCGGCCACGCCGGTGGACTTGAGCGGCAGCCAACGCAGCGCTTCGGGCGCGCCCTGGTAGCCGGCGATCACGCTGATGGCCAGGTAGACCAGGCGCAGCCACAGCGGCAGCTTGGTCGCGCTGACCACAAATAGCGTGGCGCCAGCGAACGCACCGATCAGCGCGTCGCCGTCGATGCCGGGGAGAACGGAAGCAATGCCCACGCCGGTGGCGATCACAAAGCCGCTCGATACGGAAGTGGGTTCGGTCATCAGGTCAGTCCCATAGCTGCACGGCGGTGGCGGCCGCCGCGGTGGTGGTGGTGGAGACTTCGGGCAGGTCGACGGCGGTGCCGTGCGGCAGGATCAGGCCCAGCTGCGCCAGGCCCGGGTTGCGTTCGAGCGTCTTCTCGACCAGGCCGGCGGTGCTGCCCAGATGGCGCCAGCACAGCAGGTCCACGGTGTCGCCTTGCTGGGCATAGACGCGCATCAGATCAGCTCTACCGTCGTCCGCGGCCGGCCCTGCAGATCGCTCAACGCCCACGCTAGGTCGCGGCGCAGTTCGGTGATCGACGGGGTAAGGTCATCGGCGCGCTGGTTGGCGCTGTCGGTGGCATCAAAGGAGCGGTACCGCTCTGCCAGCTCGGCGCCCACTGCGCAGCAGATGGCCCGCATGTACAGCGCCACGCCGCGCGGCACGCCACCGATCGATGGGCCGGGCACTTCGTCCAGCGAGTCGTAGCCGGCGTCCTGGTGGCCCGCCCGCCAATTGGCAAGGGCGTCGTTGACAAACCACATGGCCGCCACGGTGGCTTCGCGCAGCCGGTCATCGGTCACGCTGCCGTCCAGGCGCATGCGCCTGCGGACAGTGTCGAGATCGACCTCCGGCCAGAAGAGCGCGTTGGCGATTGTGGCCGCGTTGGTGGGACTGGCGTTGGCGATGAAACCGCTCATGGAGCCTCGGAGAAAAAGGCCGGTGGTCGGGGCGTCACCACAGCGGGAGAGAGACGCTGTGGATCGGCCCCGAGCCGGCCGGGTCGCGGGGACGCTCGGTTACGCGCCTTCGCTGGTGGGCGTGCTGCCCGCCGGCTCGACGCCGAACTTCTTCAGGACGCGCTCGGCGCGTTCCAGATCTTTCTTGCCGCCGCACGCGCTGTGCAGCTCGATGGCGCGGCGCAGGCTGGCCACCGCCGTGGTGACGGCAGGTTGGTCTTCCGACGCCGGTTCGTCGCCAACGGTGGCCATCAGGCCGCGGCCCTGGACCAGCTGCAGCTTGGCGCGCACTTCGTCGGGCATGTCCTGCTCGGCGGTCAGCTCGATCGCCTGAGCAACCACACTCAGGTCAAACAGCTCGCCGCCTCGCTGCACCTTGAACGCGGCCTCGGCGATCTCTTCGGCGACCAGGCAGCCGAGGGTGCGTTTGAACCGATCGGGCAGCTTCAGGTCGTGGCGCAGCACGTAGTCGGCCAGCTGCAGGCCGCGCGTGTAGCTGCCAGCGTCGATGTGCCAGACCATCGCGTTGGTGACGATCTCGTCCTGGGCGCCGCGGTCGCTTTGCAGCACGCCGTCCAGGTACGGGTCGTACTTGGGCAACAGCTGGCGCTTCAGCTCGGCCTTGCCTTCTTCGCTCTGGATCAGCTTCAGGCGCAGGCGATCGCCGTGCAGCTCGGCGAGTTGCTGTTCGTATAGGGAGGCCCCGTCCATCAACTGGCCGGGGGCGCGCTTCTCGGCCTCCAGAGCCGCGAGGACGCGGCTGTGGTGGCGCTTGGCTGGAGAGTCGGCCACGGTGATCAGGCCTCGAACTCGATCTTCTCGACAACGCAGCCCAGGCCGTAGTCCTCGACCACGTAGGCGTCGTTGGACGACTCGAAGTTCTCGATGCGGTTTTTCGAGGGCTTCTCCTGGATGAAGCGGCGGCGACCGCCCAGCTGGTAGTACAGCGACAGGTTCGCCAGCGAGGTGACCAGCAGGCCACCATCGGGCACGAACGGCACCTCGGCCGCCTGCAGCCCGCCGACACGCTTCTGGCTCAGGATCAGGTCCGTGGCCAGGGTCTCGGTGGCCGGCTGGGACTTGTTGACCAGCGGGAAGTACTTGTCGTGCATCAGGTCGCGGCCGAGGATCACGATCAAGCCGGGGTCGCGGCGATGCCACGGGTCGATGAGGTTGCTGACCACGTCATAGACCAGGGCGTCGAGGTTGGCGTAATCGGCCCCGGCACCGCTGCCGATGATGACCTTGCCGGCCGTCTTGCCGCTGGCCAGCACGCGCTGCGGGGCGTTGTCGCGATACTGCTGCAGCCAGCCCTTGTTGACGTCCTGCAGCAGCGGATTGGTGGCACGGTTGGTGGTGGCCGCCACGCTGGTGCCGTTGAACCCGATCATGATGCGATCCAGCGCCTGACGCTGAACGATGGCATCACGCACCAGCGTCTGGAAGTTCGGGAACTTGGCCCAGGCATCGAGCTGCGAGTAGCGGATGGCCGTATCGAAGTTGGTCTGCGAGCAGGTGTACTTGTTGTTGTCCAGCGCGGCCACGTCCAGCGGCTGACGCTCGCCGCCGCCGGTGGTGTCGGTGCGGCTGGCAATGGTGGTGGACACGCCCACACCCACCTTCTCGCCGGTCAGCTCATCGACGCCGATCAGGTTGATCTTGCCCAGGAAGTCGCTGGACTCCTGCATGCGGGCTTCCAGCTTCTGCTGGGTGGTGGGGTCGACCGAGAAGGAAACGGCCGCGGAGTCCACGCCGTTGAGCTTGGCGATCTGCTCCATGAGCTTGTTGAAGTGCAGGCGGGTGTCGTTACGCATGGGTGCTCCGGGATAGAAAGGGAACGGGCGTGGAGTGAGGCCGGCTTCGTACCGGTCAGCAGTCGGTGAGAACGGTGGCGTCGGCGCCGGTGACAGACGGGCGCTGCCGCTGCGCGGGGTCGGCCTGCTGCGACAGCTGGGTGGTCAACGCGTTGAACTCTTCGCGCAGCTTGGCCAGCTCGCCGGCGGCGGTTTCGTGAGCCTTCTTCAGGGCGGCGAACTCGATGCCCTGGTCGGCATGGCTCTGCGCCAGCTCGGTGACGATCTCGCCGATCGCACTGAACTGCGCGTCTTCGGTCGGTTCGGGCTTCGGTTCGGGCTCGGTGCCGAGCAACTTCTTGATGCGCGAGAGCAGGGCTGCGCCCGGCGTCGCGGTCTCGACCTGTTCTTCCAGCTCGACGTCGGTCTGCGTGGCGGCGCTGAACAGGTTGTCCTTGGCGAGCTTGCGGTCGGCCAGCGGGTTGGCCTCGGGGTTCTGCGCGGCGAAGGCGAGCATCGAGGTGCCGATGCTGGCCGGCGAATCGGTCACCGCCAGGCCCATCAGATAGGCCTTGCCGGAGTCGGCGAACTTGGGCGAGACCTCAATGCTGGTGAACAGCTTCTGCTTGAGCTTGTTGACGATGTTGACCAGGTCATTGGTCGGTTCGATCTGGGCGAACAGGGCCAGCTTCTTCTCGCCGTCGATGGTGATCTCTTCGGCCTTCAGCGCGGTCACGTCGCCGTAGGCACGGAATGGGGAGTCGGGGAGCATGCTGCGCATGTGCTCGATCCAGATCCTGGCGCTGTAGACCTTCGGGTCATACGTGGCCGCCATGTCCTGGATCCAGCTGCGCTCGATTTGGCGGCCATCGGTCGTGGCGCCTTCGACGGCAACGCAGAAAAACTTCGACTTGAACTTCTTCTTCATGGATCCCCCGCGCTGGGCGCGTTGTTGAGGTGATGGATCCATGGTCGAGTCGCGCGAAAGGCGCGGCAACGCGTGCGCCTTGTAAGTCAGGCGGTTACGGGCATGTGAACTGTCGGGAGTCGCGCGCGCGCGTCAGCCTATTGGCATGCACTCCGTCGCTGAAAAGCTCCCTCTCGATCCCCGTCGGCAAGCCAAGTTCCTGTACTGGATGGGCTGGCGCGTGTGCGAGATCGCCGAGGCGACGGGCGAGAAGGAAAAGACGATACACAGTTGGAAGGCGCGTGACGAGTGGGACCGCGCTGACAACGTCGAACGCATCGGCGGCGCCCTGGAGGCGCGGCTGACAATCCTGATCATGAAGCCGGAGAAGACCGGCGGCGACTACAAGGAAATCGACCTGCTGCACCGGCAGCTGGAGCGGCAGGCGCGCATCCAGCGCTACCAGGGTGGCGGCAACGAAGCCGACCTCAATCCCGACGTGGCCAACCGCAACGCGGGCCCACGCAAGCCGCAGCGGCGCAATGACTTCTCCGAAGACCAGGTCGAGCGGTTGATCGACGCGTTCAAGGAGGGCTGCTTTGACTACCAGCGCGACTGGTACCGGGCCGGCACGCAGCGCACGCGTGCCATCCTCAAGTCGCGGCAGATTGGCGCCACGTTCTACTTTGCCCGCGAGGCGCTGATCGATGCGCTGACCACCGGCCGCAACCAGATCTTTCTGTCGGCCTCCAAGGCCCAGGCGCACATCTTCCGCGGCTACATGCAGGCCTTCGTGCGCGAGGTGCTGGACGAGAAGCTTTCCGGCGGCGATGGCGGTATCGAGCTGGCCAACGGTGCCCAGCTGTTCTTTCTGGGCACCAATGCCCGCACCGCGCAGGGCTACCACGGTAACTTCTACTTTGACGAGTTCTTCTGGACCTACGGGTTCGAGGAGCTGAACAAGGTCGCCAGCGGCATGGCGATGCAGAAGAAGTACCGCAAGACCTACTTCAGCACGCCGTCGAGCATGGGCCATGAGGCCTACCCGTTCTGGACGGGAGAGCGGCGCAACCGTGGCCGGCCGGCCAGCGAGCGGATCAAGATCGACGTCAGCCACGACGCGTTGATCAACGGCCGCGCCTGTGAGGATCGGGTCTGGCGCCAGATCGTCACGATCATGGACGCGGCGCGGCGCGGCTGCGAACTGTTCGACGTGGCCGAGCTGCGTGAGGAATATAGCGCCGAGGCCTTCGCGAACTTGCTGATGTGCGAGTTCGTGGACGATGGCGCCAGCGTGTTCCCGCTGGCGATGCTGCAGCCGTGCATGGTCGACAGCTGGATCGCCTGGGGCCAGGACTACAAGCCCTTCGCCCAGCGCCCTTATGGCGATCGCGCAGTGTGGATCGGCTATGACCCGGCCGAGAGCGGCGACACCGCCGGCCTGGTCGTGGTGGCCCCGCCGCTGGTGGAGGGCGGCAAGTTCCGCGTGCTGGAGCGGCACCAGTTCCGCGGCATGGACTTCAAGGCGCAGGCCGAGTTCATCCGCAAGATCACCCAGCGCTATTGGGTGACCTACATCGGCATCGACACCACGGGCATGGGCACGGGCGTTGCGCAGCTCGTCAAGCAGTTCTTCCCGAACCTCACCACCTTCAGCTACTCGCCGGAGGTCAAGACGCGCCTGGTGCTGAAGGCCTTCGACGTGATCCACAACACCCGGCTGGAGTTCGACGCCGGCTGGACGGACCTGGCGCAGGCGCTGATGTCGATCCGCAAAACGATGACGGCCAGCGGCCGCCATTCCACTTACACCGCAGGGCGCACGGAGGAAACCGGCCACGGTGACCTGGCGTGGGCGCTCTTCCATGCCCTGCAGAACGAACCGCTGGAGGGCCGCGCCGCGGCCACCGGCTCCATGGAGATCTGCTGATGACCAACCTCGACACCGCCGCGATTGATGCGGCACCGCCGCCGGCGGGCATCGATGCCTTCACCTTTGGCGACCCGACGCCGGTGCTGGACCAGCGCGGCATTTACGACTACCTCCAATGCTGGCAGAACGGGCGCTGGTACGAGCCGCCGGTGTCGCTCGAAGGCCTGGCGCGCACCACACGCTCCAATCCGTACCTGGCCTCGGGCCTGATCTTCAAGCGCAACATGCTGGCACGCACTTTCAAGCCGCACGCGCTGCTTTCGCGCGAGGCTTTCGAGCAGCTGTCGCTGGACTGGCTGACCTTCGGCATGGCCTACGTGGAGCGGCGGCGCTCGCGGCTGGGCACCACGCTGGCGCTGCGCGCGCCGCTGGCCAAGTACGTGCGGCGCGGCGTGGTGGAGGGTGAGTTCTACCAGGTGCAGGCCTGGGGCGAGGAACACGCCTTCGATCCGGGCAGCATTTTCCAGCTGCGAGAGGCCGACATCGACCAGGAGATCTACGGCTTGCCGGAATGGCTGAGCGCCACGCAGTCGGCCCTGCTCAACGAGTCGGCCACGCTGTTCCGCCGGAAGTACTACAACAACGGCTCCCACGCCGGCTTCATCCTGTATCTGACCGATGCCGGGCAGAACCAGGAAGACGTCGACAACCTGCGCACCGCGCTCAAACAGGCCAAGGGTCCGGGCAACTTCCGCAACTTGTTCGTGCACGCGCCGGGCGGCAACAAGGATGGCATCAAACTGATCCCGGTCAGCGAGGTGGCGGCCAAGGACGAGTTCACGGGCATCAAGGGCATCACCCGTGACGACATGATGGCCGCGCTGCGCGTGCCGCCCCAGCTGATGGGTATCGTGCCTCAGAACGCCGGCGGCTTCGGCAGCATTCGCGATGCCGCCGCGGTGTGGGCTGCTAACGAGCTGGAGCCGCTGCAATCGCGCATGCTCAAAATCAACGACTGGCTCGGCCAGGAGGTCATCGCGTTCCAACCCTATCAGCCGCCCGCAGCGGCGGCCTAACCCTTTCCGACCACGGCAACACCGAAGATGCTGAAGAACGTGCGATGTGGCGATTGCGCCCGGCTGCTGTGCAAGGCCGGGGCATTCGACCAGCTCCAGATCAAGTGCCCGCGCTGCGGCACGCTCAACCACCTGAAGGCCGAGAGCCTCCCCTCAGATCGCCGCGAGCGATTCGACCATGAAGGCTCTCACCATGACCAACCTGTTGTTGCAGGGCGACGCCCTGAAGTTGCTTCCCACGCTCGACACGGAATCGTTCGACGCGCTGATCACTGACCCGCCGTATGCCAGCGGCGGGATCACCGCTGCAGCCCGGGCCCAGGCACCTTCGAAGAAGTACTGCCGAGACGCCGGCCATGCCGACTTTGTCGGCGACGAACGCGATCAACGGGCCCACCTGCGCTGGATGCACCTATGGCTTTCCGACTGCGCGCGACTCCTCAGGGACGGCGCGCCTGTCCTGTTGTTTACCGATTGGCGGCAGCTACCGCTCACGACCGATGCGATTCAGCTGGCCGGATTCACCTGGCGCGGCATCACCGTGTGGGACAAGACCGAAGGAGTGCGGCCGCAGCTCGGCCGCTTTCGCAACCAAGCCGAATATATCGTGTGGGGCAGCAAGGGACACATGCCGCTCCGGCGCCGCGCGCCGGTGCTGCCGGGCGTGATCCGTGAGCCGGTGCGCAAGGCCGATAAGTACCACCTGACCGGAAAGCCGACCGCACTCATGCGTCGCTTGGTGCGAATCTGCGAGGAGGGCGGCCGGATCCTCGATCCGTTTGCAGGAAGTGGGACCACGCTGGTGGCTGCAGCGCAAGAAGGATACAGCTGCACCGGAATTGAAATGACCACGCATTATGCAGAAATCGCCACAATGCGTGGCGGTCTGTAGAGGAAAAGGCCCCTCTCGCGAGGGGCCATCCTTCTACATGGTTGGTGCGAACGTTGTGAGAGACTGCAACTTGGCGATGTCGCGAGCAAGGATCTTCTTGCCGCATTCCTCGCAGTAATGGTCCCAGCTTCTCCCGTTGCGGACCTTGAGCCTAAGATCGCCCATCTTCACCCTATGATTCTTATTGGCTTGGCAGTCGTGCGATCGCCCGGCGCGGTCTATCTCTGTCCGCGTAATAAGGGATCTAATGGCCATTGATCACCTCTGCTTCCACCGCGCTCACAACATCGGCGAAACCGGCGTTGATAGTGTCCAGCTCAGCTTGGCTCAAATCGCTTCTTTCCCCCGGTCCTTTTCCCACTAGGGCATTGGCTCGGAGGTGAAGTTCAGCTGCGATTACCTGAAAGTTGGTCTTGCCGATGAACTTTCGGTCCAGCTGGCGACCCTCGGCGCTTAGTTTGTGTCGTGAGAGTAGGCGGCCGGTCTCATTGTGTACGCGGGTGTTCAATGCCTGCCGAGCCGCCTGCCTTGCCGCCACCTTGGTGACCGGAACCGGCTTCAATGCTTGGGTTCCCGGGTCGAACTCACCTGGGATAAGCCCCTGTTCCTTAAGGAGAGCAATCGCTGCTGCAGCCTCGTCACTTAGCAATTGCAGCTCTTCCATTCTCACTTCCGTTTGCTCGGTGACATCGGGCAGGTCACCATGGGGCGCGGGTTCATATTCGCGCTCCGCTCCTGCTCCTTGTTCGAGACCTTCCAATGGAAGGAGTTGATCAAAGTAGCTCTGATCGGCCTGGCTGAACTGCCGAAAATCTTTCCACTGCCGCGCTATGTTGGCGCCAGCGTGGAAAATGACTGTGCCGTGATTCAGAACGTCGCCGGGAGCGTTCTGTTTAATGACGCGCATGATGCGTCCTACGAACTGCACGAACGGCGAAAGGTTAGAGAAGATGCTGAGAACCGCCGCGACGGCCAAATGAGGGTGGTCGAAGCCTTCCCCGAGCTTCCGCACTTGGACAATGACGTCGAGCTCGTGATTCTCAATGCGCCGCATTACGCGCTGGTTGGCAGGTCCGTCCTGCCTTGAATGTACGAAGTCAGCCCGCCTTCCCCTTGCGGCGTAGGCTTCAACCACCTGGCGGCAATGCTCAAAGTTAAGGGCTGACGCGATGATCTTCAGTCTCGCTTCGCCCGAAGCCTCCCTTAGGCGGTCAAGCTCACGGAGCGATGCATCCACGATAGTACGCAGCGTTTCTTGGGAAGTGACGATACTGCGTCGGAAGTCAGCATCGTCTTCGCCGAGCCTGATGACTTCGTCTAGCCCCACCTCAACCTCTTGACCATTCTCTCTTCTGACGTACTTGAGCGTTTGTGGGTTGAGTTGTATTGCCTTAAGGCGCTTCACGTAGCCAGCTTCAATCGCTTTAAAGATCGGATACGAGTAGATAACGCGCCCGCCCATGATCTGACCGTCCGCGCGGAGCGGAGTCGCGCTGAAATTAACGATCGTCGCGCCGGGGAATTTTGCTTTGACGGCCTCCCAGGTGGCGGCAACGCTGTGATGCCCCTCGTCGCAGAGAATCAGGTCGAAGAAATCAGCCGGCAGGCTGTTGAGCCACCGATTGTTCTGTCCCTGCAGCTGCTGCACATTAGTAATGACGACGTCAGCTTCTTCGAGGTCGCTCCGGTTGCTATCGGTGCCACGAATCTCGACCGGCTCCGGAAACGGAGGGTCGGTAATAACGAGACACTTTTGATAGAACATTCCCGCGTTTGAGGGATCGAAGTCCTTAGCCAGCTGTGTGGTGATGTGGAGCCCTGGCGCGATCACGAGCGTGCGCGCGGATCGGAAGGCGAACGGTGTGAGAGTGATGGCTCCCGACTTTCCGCAGCCCACGGGCAGAATTATTCCCACTTCACGTTCGCCTGTTTGCGCTTGGGCGAACCGCTTCAGTTCGTTAAACGCTTCTAGCTGTGGTTCGCGGATCCGCGCATTGCCATTGATATTGGGCTCGCGCTGTTGAAAGTATCTGGTCACGGCTCCTTGCCTCCCCTGAACTGATCTGCCGACTTGGCGCGGATATGTTGCCATCGCCGGGCTCGGCGCGCGCAGTCGTCGCCCCGCCACGCCTGCTGTCTTCGTGCGCGTGTTTTCCGCGCCCCTGCGCCACCGGCCAGGCCCCGCCGCTGCTGGCGCTGTTGGCCCTCCAGTGGCGTCCCCGCTCCCTGCGGATCCCTGCGCCGGACCGCCCCACAGAGCGCCATCCAAAGACCCCACGCCGCAGGCCGGCCGCTGACCAGAATTTCCATATGGCCATCGGAAAGAGATAACCAGGTAATCCCACCCGCCGGTGAGGTCGTAAGCCATTGATGCAGCTAGGAAAGGTGAGGTTACCTCGGGGGGTAATCTGAGGTAATCCGCAGATCCGAAAAAGGTAATCTCATTGATTTGCAAGGACTTTTATTGCGGCTCAGATTACCTCCCCAAAAGGTAATCCCGTTACCTCAAAATTACCCCGGAATTACCTTTGATATATGTTGATATGTTATTGAAAGTAGTGAATAAATTGGATCAATTCCGACCAGATTACCTAAATTTCCTCTTCCCGATGGTCATCTGAAAAATTGAGATTCGGGCGCGGTAGAGTAGATCGTCACAGCCACTCGCTAACACCGGAGCCCCGCCATGGCACTGACTCGCGATGCCCTGCAGGCGTACTTGGATCACCTCGACGCGACTTTTGAAGGGCTACTGGCCAACCTGGGCGGTCACTCCCTAGTCGCCTTCTCCGGCCTGGCGGATGCGACCGCAGATGAGGCCGGTGCCGGTTACCGGTGCAGGGTGGAAGACCAGGGGTTGTCCGTGCTCGAGCGGCGCAGCCTTGTTTCGCCAGCGGAAGGGGAGGGCTGAAGCAATGTGTTACTCCGCGCAGATCGAGGCCGACTACAGAAAGCTCGTGCGCAAGTTCGGCGCGATCATGGACCTGGACGCGTTCGCCAGGCTGTGGTTGCGGGAGAACGGTCTGGATCGCGGACGGCCGAAGACGCCCAAGGCGCTCGAGGAGGCCTTCGCCGAGTGGGGCTCGGAGGCCGAGCAACGAATATGGAAATCCATCAAGGTCTGGCAGGGCGAGGACATGACTGCCTTGCAGCAGGAGCTTTTTACCCAGAAGTCGCGCCTCAACAACGCCGAACGCTCTCTGCAGGTGAAGGTGACCAAGAAGGCGGAGAACGACGTGCGCGTGGCCGGCAACAAGATCGAGCGCGCTACCCAGAAGCTGGAAGACCTGCGCCGCAGCGAGCTCCTGCCGCGCGACAGCCGCATATTCCCAGGCATGTATGCACCGGTGGTCGTGAGCGAAGGCGGCAAGCGCGTCATCAAGCCAATGCGCTACCAATGCCGCCCGGAAGGCAAGCCATCCTTCTACGACACCAAGTTCCCGGGGACCTACAACGCCCGCCGTGACAGCCTGGAGGGCTTCTGGCGCGGGGTGTTCGGCTACAACCACGGCATCCTGGTGGTGAAGACCTTCTATGAGAATGTCGAGGGGCCTGACGGCAAGAACCGGGTCATCCAGTTCACACCGCGAGACCGCGAGCCCATGCTGGTCGCCTGTCTGTGGTCTGCCTGGAAGGACCCGACGGGACAGGAGCCGGACCTGCTGAGCTTCGCCGCCATCACTGATGAGCCGGAGCCCGAGGTGGCCGAGGCCGGGCACGACCGGACCATCATCAACATCAGGCGCGAGCACATTGACGCCTGGCTCAATCCGGACCCGGCCGACTTGGCCGCGCTTTACGCGATCTTCGACGACAAGCAGCACCCATTTTATGAGTACCAGGAAGCCGCGTAGCGGCCGCGTGCTCGCCGGGCCAGCTTTCAGCCCGGGGCAGCCCATGGGGCGAGAGCTCGCCACGGCGCTGATCGAGCAGCTTTGCCGCGACCTGCCGCGTGGCGACTCGGATGCTGCCGAAGATTTTGACTATGGCTGGTTTCGCGAGCGCGTGCAGTCGATCGCCGGCAACTTCCGGCCGGGCGACGGCATCTACATATGGCAATACGCTCTCTGGCACCTTGATGCCGCGGGCCTGATGCCGGATGACCTGGCGCCTCGATTCAGGGCTTGAACCGTCACCACCGCATGCTGCGGTCGACCCAGGCCAGCGCGGCGGGGTCTGGTCGGCCCGGCGGCCGCGCGGCGCGCTTGTTCGCCCGCCGCTGACCTGGCAAGTCGGACCTGGCCGCAACCCAACGTTCGATGTGCTGCTTCGCTTGGGCGATGCTGCCGTAGTGGTTGGCCAGGATGGTCTTCCCACCCCACATGAGGCACAGGTACGCCGGCTGGCCGCGTTCTGCCGGATTGATGATCGCCACCACCCGATAGTTGAACATCAGAAGTGGGGCGTCTTCGGTGCCTGCCCAATGGCAGGCGGTCGGGAGGGCGGGCCGTGGCATGGCCGTAGGATTGGCCCACCGCCATGCAAAGGTTGAGACGGATTAAAGCCGCACACAGGGCTGAGCGAATTTGCTCACAGTGCTTGCTGCGATCCGCTTACGGGTCGCACATCGACCTTGACCACGTGGGCAGGCACGTTGAGACGCCAACGTACCAGCGTCGCGAGGTGAGGCGAGTGTAGGGGGACCCACATCCGGAACGGCCCGGAGATCTCGTCTCCAGCGCCGTACATGACCTCGGCTTGCTCCAAGTCATCCACCGTCCACCGGCCGGCTGGGAATAGCCGGTTGAGCTGTTCGAGGGCTTGTTCGCGCGCGAGATTGGGCATAGGCAGGTCCGGACCTTGGAGTATGGCCTTCTTCACCCACGATTTCACAAATTGCGCTGCCGTGGGATTGGCCACGATGGTCCTCCCACCCCACACGAGGCACAAATACGCCTGCTAGGGGGTTTGGCGGGGTTGCTGATCACCACCACCCGACATGGAAAATTGGCAGCGGAGCGACCCGTGTGCCCGCCCTAACGGCAGGCGGTTGGGAGCGGCGGGCGGGGCATGCACGGCGGGTTGGGATGTTGCAGGTTCAAAATCTGCGACGGTGCGGCCGCCAGATCCCAACCCAGTTCACCGGGAAAATTCTTGGCTATAGCCTTATGCGCCAAGGGTTTGCCGAACCCGGAGCGGGAAAATAAGATGGGCTATGTCATTGATTCTTACGCTTAGCCGCGCTAACTCTTAATCAATAGGTCCAAGGTTCGAATCCTTGACGGCCCACCAAATTAAAAGGCATCCACCTCGGTGGGTGCCTTTTTCTTTGCGGGTAGCCCTGCAACAATGGCGCCCGCACCCTCGCAACGCGGATGGGCTGCCGGGCGAAAGTGGCGGAATTGGTAGACGCACCAGATTTAGGTTCTGACGCCGCAAGGCGTGGGG